GTAACGCCCAAGTCTACGGTTTGCTGATCCGGCGTGTTGCTCTCGTCGCCCTGGTCACCGCCACCCTCATCACCGAACCCCATCTGAGAGAAGGGGTCGCTGGCAGCAGCCACGGCGGCAGCCTGATCAAGCAGCATTTGAGCTAGATCGTCGTCAGTAAGCGCATTTCCGCGAGCATCGTGTGTAGGCCATTTCCAACCTAATTCACGAAGCTTCGCAACAACCATAGATTTCAGAATCAAACCAGCACCATCAAGAGTTACCAACTCAGTAATCTCGGCGTCATGGTTTTTCGGCATCGGGTCGTCGAACAGACACACAACGGAAAGCTGTTGCATGACTTCAACGTTGCCGAATGTTTCCGGTTCGTATCCGGGCAACCACATAGACGTGATGTCGTAAAACATCTGATCCAGAACCGTGATGATTTCCAGTTCCTTTTCAGCATTCGCAGAAATCAACGGCATCAATTCCATTTGCATGGCAATACCGGATTCAGCAACGTTTACATCGACACGGCCAACGGCAATTTGCGGCGTACCACTTGATTCGGCCATTCCATCATTGATGTACGTCATATGATTTTGCAACGGAGTGGTATCCGTAACACCCGTAACACGCTCAAACCTTTGATCACCAGTAATTTCGATGATCTGTTTGGGACCGATATTCCAATCGGTTACTTCGCCAGTAGTCGGATCAAGCGGTGGTGCAGCGTTGGTGACGTACATCCCCAAGCCCTGAAATACCAAAGTTGCGTCTTCGTCGGAAAGACTCTGATTAATCGCGTAAAGAAGTGTCTCCAACCCCGCCAGCAGAGACGTTCCCCACGTAGAATTCTGCGGAGGATTGTTACGCCACTTGTATACGGGAAGTTGCGTAATAGACGGTGGAAGTAGTTCTTCCGGTTCTTCGGGACCACCGGGAACTGCTTCCATTTTGTCTTTCAGCGCTTCGGTTCGGTCGTCCCATTTACCGATTTCCCAAAAAGTCAGCTCAGAGGTAACACCGGTATTCGTACCGTCTTCTGCTTTTTGCAAGCGGAATGTACGACGGCGAGCTACCTTTTTCTCTGGCTTATCGGGATCGCGCCAGTCCTGCACCTTGTCAACGATATGCACACCAATGACACCGTTGCTGTCTTCAATTTCAAAGACATTACGCGGATCGAGTTCTTTAATACTAATGCGCTTACCAGGCAACTTGTTCGGGTTAGCGTAAACATAGAAATACGCATCTGCGCGAACCAATCCCCAGCGCTTATTGGAATTGAATTTCTGTACGAAAGCCTCTCGTTTCCAGAAATCACTCCACCACGCATCTACAAGCTGCTGTGCGCCTTCATCACCGACATTTTCGACAAGATATCCGGGATTCTTACCGAGGAATCGGGTCGTTGCCTCAACGATTTTACGCCCGTTCGGCATAATGATCGGAGCCTGGTCATCTCCGCGCATAACGATTTTAAGTGCAACCGTTGCATTGCGATAAATGTTCTCGTACAGGTCGTACGTTTGAATACGTAATTGATCATCGGGATTTGGAACGTTATCGTCCCCGGCAGGAAGGAAGTCTCTGGCAGCATCATACTGCTTATCGTTGTAGGGCATTAATTAACTCCCGCTCATCCATGTTCCGTATCGCCTTGATGTACGTTTTGTAGGAATACCAGCAGGTTTGTCACCGTACCCGCCAGCGTGATCGTACCTGGTCCTGCCCATGGAATTGAAGAAGCGCGCCGTAGAAACGCGGGTGCCGCCACCGTATTGCACGCTTGCATCGTGGTATTTACCAGCAAGGAATCGACCCAGCGCTTCCGGCGTGTGGTCATCCTTTTTCATGGGCAATTCAAAACGAGCTGTTGATGTTTCTACTTGTTCATCCTTTTTATTCGGGTAGCGATACTCTCCCATTTCAAAGATGGTTTTAGGGCATTTAGTGGATATCATTAGTCGTGGTCTCTTGACATCCGGTTTGGGCGGAAACGATTGATGCTGTGTTTTGTTAACCTCGCTATCGGCAATTCGATTCTTTAGCGCTAAGCGAATGAGATTCAATCGATCCTTAAGTTCGCCTCCGGTGTGGGCGCGAGCCGTAGCACGTCTCCCATTTTGACGGAATATAGTTTCCAATACTTTTGTGTCTCCTGGGGACGCAGGGTCCGGGTAGAAGGCTGAACAGTTATCCGGACATAAACCTCGCCTGATGATTTCTCTTGCAAATTCGTCCGGTGCAAGATTCTCTTGATAGAGTTCATCGATTACGTTGATTTCTCCCCAAGGGCCAATTTGAATGAGAAGCCAAACATTGGGGTTGCGATAACCATAGTCCACGGCAGCAACGGTCTCCCAAGATGGATTGAACGGTAAATAGCGTACGTGGGTCTCCTCATCGAATTCTTTGAAAACTTTTCCAACGAAATCTGTAAAATCGGCCGCAACTTCCTGCGTAAACATGGGAATCGAAAGATCATTTGCCATCTGAAGGATTTCACTGTCGATCACCAACCTTTCCATCCGCGCAATCTCGAAAGAAGTGTATTGCGGATTATCTGACATTAATTGCAATAATTGACGAACGTGAGCGTCAATCGTAGGCTCACGAAAAACGTGCGGATTACGCCACGACGGCATACGGAAGCCAGACCAGCCACGATTCTCTTCACGAATCGCGCTCAGATAAAGACGATGAAACCAGTTCTTACCTTCTGGCGTAGTTGTGAATAATGCCCAACCCTTGAAGTCAGCCAAAGAAGGCATGATGTACTGCTGCCACGTACTTTCCTTCATCTTGGCAGCCTCAGCCATGATAACGCCCGAAAGCGCCTCACCAACCAAAGAGTTCGGCCTATTCTCACTCTTCGCCGCTAAGATAAATGCACCATCCCAAAGTGAAACATTCATGTCTCCGGTCGCAACTGAATAATACGTGCCTGGGCGATCGAAGGGCAAACCTAATTTTTTTGCTTTATCATAGAAGACACGGAACTCTTTTTCGCTGTCGGCATACTCTGGTCCAACGATCCAAAATTCTCGTCGGCGACCCTGATTTCTTAGCGTAGTCGCTTCTCTTTTTGCTTGGAAAGCCCAAGGAATTAATTCATGCCCACCCATGTTTGATTTGCCGAGACGACGACCGCATGACGCTACTTTGAGACGCGCTGGGTCTTCATCATTTCTAACTGGGCATCGTGTGGTTCAAAGACTCTGAGGGTTTCGCCGCTCTCTGGGTCTTGATACTTTGCATCGAGTACGGCCCACTTGGAGAATCCCATAAAACGAACTTACCGCAAAACCTGATCCAAGACAAAGGAAAACCCCCAACCTTCAGATTCGTTGAAAGCCGAAAGGTTGGGGGTTTTAGGGAACTTTCGAGTCGTCGGTTACTCGAAGTTCTCCGTTCCTGTTGCCGGGTTGAAGACGCCACTGCGACCGTTGATCGCGTTTCCGGGCGATGCGATCTGCGTCCCGAAGACGCCAGCAGCGCCCTTAATGTGTTGCGTCGGACCAGAAGTGGGCCAGTTGACCGACTCGGCCTTGGGTCGTGCGTCGGCAGCAGCAGCCGCGATGGCTCGCCGCTCGCTCTCGTCCACGATGATCGGGATGGGCCGGGTGGCAACGTTGCGACCGTCGTACATCTTGTGCATGGCCGGTCGTACGCCGTGCGTACTGGGGCTGACCGTGCGATTCGCCATGATGACCTCCTACGCGGCCTACTCGACCTACCTGCCGAAACCTACCTGCCGGAACCTACTCGCCCGACTTGACCATAGCACGTTCTTCCGCAATCGCTTGGTAGCCCGCCAGGGCGCGTTGTACCAGTTCCGGTCCTTGCTCGCTAGGCGGAACTAACTGCATTTTGTACCCCTCTTCATCTGGTTCAAAAATCACCAACCAAGGTTGCGCGTGACGAACTGCTTTTGTTGCTGCTCCCGCTTTTACTGCGGCAATTCGTTTTGCCTTAGCTTTTTTGATTGCTTTTGCTCGGGCGAGTCGGGCTTTTCTAAGTTCTTCTTCTGCTTCTGCAAGCTCAACCGCTTGTAGTACGCTTGCGCCACCCAAATCTTCACTTATTTTCCCCTCATCTCTTCCTTCGCCTTTTGCGCTTCCAGCGTCCACGTTCCCCTTGAGTTCGGTGTCAGTGTCAGCGTTAGTCCTTGATCCTGAAATACCATCACCGGAATCTTCTTCGTCATCAAGTTCTTCGTCAAACTCTGATTCTGATTCTGATTCTTCGTCCTCATCAAATTCTTCGTTATCTCCCTCAACAATTTCACCGTCGATGATCGAAGTTCCGCCATCCAGCGCTGGACCCCTGCTACTGCCCACTTCAATACTTTTACGATAATCCTCTCGGGGACCACTCTCAATACCAGCCAAAATAGACTCGTAAGGAGTTTCCGTTTTTGCATGAACCAAGACCTCCGGTGTTTTACCGATAACTCTCTCCGCAACCCATTGCGCTGCTTTAATTCTGTCCGCTGGTTCGTAAAGATCGTTTTCCGCAATATCCACCATCACCGTCAACATCGACGCTGACTTTTTCCGCAGATATCCGTTCAAACGAGTATGTAGTTCTTTCGCGATCATCTGCTCAAACGTCAAACCGAGAGCGCGAGCTTTGACCACAGTTCCATCGGGGTTACGAATGAAACTTCCTTGGACCTCTTCGTCTTCCAAATCTTCCGGTTTAAGAAAACCTTGCATAAACTGCTGTGCGCGAGTCATCATGGCGATGCGATCCGCTGGCGCAATCGCCACCGATTTTTTACTCATTTTTCGATCCGCGGGATGCAACCCGCCACCGTGGACGTTGCAATACATGGTTCGATTCCATGCTCGTTTTTCACACGGCGCACCCTTGATGATTAATTTGCCGCTTCCGTTTCGTCTCCCCTCTCCATCTTTCTGTCCTTCCCGCCCTTTGTTCTTCGCATGACAAAGTACGTATCCTTCATCATCTTGCCGAACGTTTATAACGGTTTTTCCCTCGCCATCAACTCCGCTGATTTTCACCAAGAAATCATCCGGCCAGTCCGTTACCTTAAAAGTTCCGCGCATGGCAAACGGAATATGATAGTCAAGTCGCTGAAATCGTTTCGCAGCTCCCGGCGCACACAGGTCTTCTCTCGGGTCAATGAAAGTTGGCACTTCTCGTCCAAGAGTTTCAATGAACTTAATCGGTCCATCGGGATCACCCATCGTTACGCCTTTTCGTGAATCATCCACGAAACCGTTAACGATGATGTCTTTCCCATACCCATTGCTGACACGAATTCCCTCCCCCGCATCAGCACCTTTAACCCCGCTACCCGTAATCATCTAATTCTCCCTGCCAGCCAAAACCCCACGAACCAGGATGCCACCCCGACTCCAAAACTTGACCAGAAAAGACTCACTGGTAATTCCTATCAACGCCGTTGCGGATCAAAGGCTGTTTATACTGTTTGTTCCGAACTTGCGGTTTTTCCTCAACTAACTTTCCGGTGTCCGGGTACATATCCGGGTTTCCCAATGCGGTCATCATCTCGTCCGTGGTCTCGTCGCTCTTCGTCCCGTCCAGCCGAAGCTGTTCCTGCCGCAAAAGGTCACTCGTCAATCCGCCCCTCTTGGCCCCCTGCGCCCGGTCGGCTACCTCCCACGGCAAGTTTGTCCCGGTTTGGTAGTCACTGTCGGGGTGGGCATGTCTAGATCGCCCGTGGGAGAACTCAGAATGTCCCGGAGTACCACTTTTCAAATCTGCCATTTTTCAAACCCCTCACGGTTCGATCAAATCCAGCTCTTTTTCTTCTTCCCTAATCTTCTTGAAAACCTCTGTGAAGTGTCCGTCCATCACACACTGAAGACAAAGGTCAACTTTTCTCACAAGTCGAGCTTCCCCAACCTCACACCTTACGTCCTCGACCCGAATCGCGAAAAAACTATCCGCATCAATGAAATCGATGTGGACTAATTTTTTACAAAAATCACATTGGACCTTCATCCCGCTAGTCCTCCCTCTATCGCCTCCGAATTAGCATACCCCGCCAGCCGACATCTGTGCCAGAACACCTCGATCCCGCGTCGATCCGGCCCTGAACCACTTTTTGTACCTCTTTTGTCCCAGTTTTGTACCACAAAAAACACCCCCTGACCTGCATGTACCACTTTGTAACCACTTTTTGGCCCCAGTGATTGCTACACGATGCGCGAGAGCCGATACATAACGATATATCGTCTCTCTATTCCGGTATATGTCTGTTTCTATAAAAAGTGGTACAAAGTGGAACAGTGGTACAGAGGTAGTCCTGATCAGGTCATATGCGTGTACCACTATGTGTACCACTTTTGGTTTTGTACCACTTTCAGTCCTGGTCCGAGGGGTTGGCACTGATAACGGACGAAATTCCATGCAAAGGAATGACGTTCGGAATCTTGGTTCTGACTTTAACGCCGTACCACCATCTTTTGATTTCTTTACCGATTCTCACCTTCTTGGTTCCCTGTGATCCGGGGTATCCAAGCGCTCTGAGCCTTTTTGTCAAAGCGTGAGACGACGGCATCTGGTAAATATTGTGGCCGTTGCCCTCCCACCATTTCTTAAAAGCTGCGTACATGTCTTCTCGTGAAACACACCAATCGCGGTAATCTTTCCAATCCACAGATTTCCGCATATCACTGTGTTGCACCAAACACTCCGCGGCGAACGTCGCAACCTCATCTAGCTCAGAAACGAACTCTTCTGTTTCCTGTCGAATAATCTCCGGTACCGGAATTTCCTTAGTTCTACAAAATTCCTGATACCCCTCGATCAGCCACTTCAACACAGCAGGACCACAGACAGTTCGTACAATATCTCTGAATTCACGCCGGAATCGTTTCGGCACGGTATTGAACGGAATCACGAACAGTCGATCCTGTAGTGCTTTGTCAGCGCCGCGAATCGTCGGAACTTCATTGGTTGCCAACAACGGAACAAACTGTGGGTGACGCTCAATCATCTTATTACTGTTTTTCAGCTCGACGCTCATCTTGTCTTCACCGGTCATACGTTTGATCATCGATGCCGACAGATTATCGTTTTCGTCGAACTCCGAACAAATAATAATCCTCTTACTGAGCGCTCTGCCCAAAACTGGATTTAACTTGTGGCTTTGAAAAACCGAATGATTGACGGTAACCGCATAGTCTCCCAACGCCGCTTCGATGCCGTCAATCATGGTTGATTTACCGGTATGTGGTTGTCCACGGAAAACAATCATAATCTTCTGTTTGTTGCCACCGACTATCGCATGGCCTAAAGCAATCTGAACTACTTTGCGTAACTCTTCATCCGGCAGGAAAGTATCGAGATATTCATTCCAGTTCTTTTTAGCTATCTCACTCGGTTCTTCATATCTCACGCCAGTGTTGAGCGTGATCAGGTCTTCTTTCCGAGCTTTCCGCAAACGTATCTCGTCATTGCCAAGTTCGACAACGCCGTTCGCAACACCCAACAGCAACGGGTTGGAATCCAAATCATTAATGTCAACCCGTGTCTTTGGCCGCAAACTCTTCGCTGCCTCAATCGCTGCTTCGGCCTGTCTATTGTTTCCGCTGCGCTGTGCCCATTCTTCCCATTTTTTCGCTGACGCCAACGCTGCCTTAAGTGCCGCTGGTTGCGCTGCCGCACCGGTACCACCTTGCGGCCCACCACCACCAGCCATAAACGCATTCATCTGCATATCGGCGTTAGCGCGTTCGTTCATCGCAAAGATAACTTGCTCATCTTTGACTCGATGCCACATTCGACGCATAATCGCAGTCCCGTCAGGATCAACTTCCCAACGTCCACCGCTTTCTTCATCGTCAAACCAAACGATCCATCCCAAACCCTCAATAAAACGAAAATTAGGATCGATGTCCGCACCTGCGCCATCGGACGAAAACATATCTGTGAGATATGCCGCGTTGCCGTCGTCGTTCTGGTCGTAGGAATCCGCTGGTGGCGTCGGTCTCCTGCCCACCCGCACCACCGGGTCAGAGGGTGGTGGCACCGCCGCAGCGCCGCACACGCCGCCCAACTGGTCGCACCGGCCCTCTACCGGGGCGGCTCCGATCTTGACGCGCTCGTCGCATTGCGCTTTGACTTTTCGCAGCCCGTTGATTCTTGAACGGAATACTTCACCCTGCACTTC